TGGCTCGTGCGCTTGGCGATCATGGTATGATTGCTATCGACGAATCAACTACGATCAAAAACCACAAGGCCAAACGCACTAAATCTTTAATGAAGATCGCGGCGCAGTTCAAGTACAGAAGGCTGTTGACAGGCTCTCCAGTTACAAAAAGTCCAATGGATATCTTTGCTCAAACAGAGTTCCTCCGCCCTGGGCTTTTGGGTTACGAATCCTACTACGCTTTCCAAGGTCGATACGCTGTTACGCAGCGCAGAGCGATGGGAGCACAGTCCTTCCAGCAGATCGTAGGCTACAAGAACCTCGATGAACTGACCGTGAACATAGATCGGTACTCGTTTCGTGTGCTGAAGAAGGACTGCCTTGATCTTCCCGAGAAAATCTACACCGTTCGTTACGTCACACTGACAGATGAACAGGCGAAGATGTACTCTTTGTTGCAGGAACAGGCGATGCTGCTGTTCGAGGACGGGGAGATGGTGTCGGCACCCGCAGTCATTACCCAGATGCTACGCATCCAGCAGGTTATGTCCGGTCACCTCAAGACTGATGACGGGGAAATGAAGTACTTCCCATCCCGCCGCATGGATGCCCTCGAGGAAATCACACAGGAGCATGACGGCAAGGCAATCATCTGGTCACGTTTCCGCTATGACATCATCCAGATCACAGAGATGCTGAACAAGAAGTACGGTCAGGGCTGCGCTGCTGCATACTTCGGGGACACATCGGATGAGGATCGCGCAGCAGCCGTGCTCAACTTCCAGAACCCTAGCCACCCGCTACGGTTCTTCGTTGGTAACCCGGCCACCGCTGGTTACGGTCTGACTTTGACCGAAGCAAACCTTGTGGTATACTATGCCAACGACTTCAATCTCGAGACACGTATCCAATCAGAGGACCGTGCACATCGGATCGGACAGAAAAACAACGTGACCTATGTAGACCTGATCTCGGAAGGCACCCTCGATGAGAAGATCGTCGAGTCCTTGCGCAACAAGATCAACATCGGAGCAAAAGTATTAGGGGAGCAAGCAAGAGAATGGCTAAATTTGACGCCGAAAAAATAACTAAGCTAATGGAGGAACGTGCCACTGGGTACGCCTCCGCTGACACCGCAGCCAAAGAACTGATGGAGATGACAGGGCTAGACTACGGTGTGGCAAAAGCTTTCTGCTCCAACCTCAAACGCAGAGGCTCCGCAGGGATTGCAGAGGTTCGAGGCTACAAGAAGGGTGAGTTCCCAGCCAAGAAAAAGACCCCCTCGTCTGGAGACAGGGGGCCAAGTTGACAGGATGAGCAATGACTACAGGCTAGCGTTCTCGCTACTCGCAGTCAATGCCCCTCGGATTAGTACCGAAAGTTGTCGGGTCATGGACCTCTGCTCCCTCTTGGATAGTTCCAAAAGCAATGCATGGTCCTCTAACAGAAGCCCAATGTTCTTGAACTTCTGCTTATCTTTGTCAGCTAACTTCTTACGAGGCATAAGGCCCTCCTATTTGTGTGTAGCTTATACTCCGCATGGTACTAACACACAAGCGTTACTTAAACTGCTCTGTTGTCAGGGCCCACAAGCAGAATGTCGCCCGTTCTTGGTCGGGTCCACCGTGGACATCGGCCTTTGCGATCAGGTTTTTGTTGAACAGGCGAAGGCATGAGTTGCCAACGGTCTTTGTGTCCGCGTCCACTGCATCAGCCAGGTCAGAGCTTGTCCAGTACGACACCTCTTTGTCACGCAACAGGTCCATGATCTCCGCATCTAACTGCGGAGCCGTCCGAACAGGGGTGCTCACAGGTTCAACGCGCTCGACCTTATCAGCAGAAATCCTGATCGCTCTCCAAGGAGTTTCAGTTCTCTTGTCCTCGTAGTTCGGTATCACATGAGCATCGACAATGTCGCCCATGTCCATGGATACTCTCTCCACCAACCTCTGGTTAAAGAATACCTGTTCCCCAGCCTCGTTAGATCCGAAGGCGCTGCCCGTATATGACAACGACTCAATCATCACACGCATCTTGTTGGTCTCAAATGTTCTATTCATTTCCATAGTCTTATTCCTCATTCTTTCTTGGTAAATTGTATTGTTGTTTGATGTTACTGACAGTGCTTGCTGCTATGCCCAGTATTTCTGCGATGCTTCTCTGTGTCATCCGCTTTTTCAGCAGTCGGTTGACAATCGTTGCTGTCTTTGTAAGCGGAGCATCGGATAGGTCCGTCGCAGCTTTACTCTGTCCTCCAAGCTTACCGAACTTCGCACCCATCATCCCACTTGCAAAGTGTTTGTTCGGGCCTCGAGCCAACGGGTTCTTTTCCGCATCTATCTTTAGCTGGTCGAGCATCGCTTCTCGGTACAGGTCCTCGTACCTTTCCATCTTGGTTCTCATATGTTCTTCCCTTTTCTCCTTAGTCCGCTGACAAACGTCTTGAGTTCGTCGGCTGCGTACCAATAGTTGTTCCGAGCATCCGGTCCTGCATCCTCACGGTATTGGTGCTCGGACATCCGGTCCACTTGCTGGCGAAGATGACGTAGTGTTGCTTCGTCTGCGGGTGATAGTACTTTATTCTCGTCCATCAGTTCATCCGCTTGCTTGCTCGGCTCTTAGCCATGCCCTCGGAAACATGCGATAGCATTTGAAATCCATGCACCATGTCCTCCGGATCCCAGTACTTCGCAGCAAAGTTCATCAACGAGGCACTGACCTCGCCATGATCCATGGCAGGCATCATCTTCGCTAAGTTGTCCATCAACCTAGCCTTCTCCACCGTACCCTCGGGGTAGAACTCGATATGCTCTGGGTTGCTGCCCTCAAAAACAAGAGACACCGTCCAGTACCTCACGCCCTCCGCCTCATCTATCTCGGCAATCCAATCAATAACCTCGGGCCATGTGTCCATAAAGTTATGGCCGCTCTCGAGCGGTGTGCTGTCCTTGGTCCACGTTACTTGGTACATCTCTTATCCTTCCAAACTGTTTGTCTAAATACTTCGTTTAATAGTTCTTCCATTTCATTCGCTGTCATTTTCTTTTCTCCCTCCATAAATCAAACTGATACGGGTGAGTCACAGTCTCACGCCGCGCATCCACAACACCGATCTCTTCGGCCTTAACTCGTTCGCGTTCGGCCAGCTTCGCCTTCGCAAGAGCCTTCGCTTCCACACCGTGCCGAGCCTCAACCCACACCGTGCGCTCCACGATAAACTCACAGGTCACCTCATACACTGCCATTCTTTTTGCTCCTCCTGTACTTCTCCTGTATCCTGCGTTCTTTGCGGTTGGATGGCGGAAGATCATCGTAAACTTTCCCCGCCGAACTTCCTCGGTTCAACGTACCTTGGAAGTTTTGGACGTTGTCTGTTATTGATGTGTTAGCGGCCCATGTCATCCCGTTATTACACTTCTTGCTCATCCTCCTCCTCCATCTCGATCTCCCCGCTCCCGTCACAGCTCTCGCAATGCCAGAGCTCCTCGTAAGGCTCTCCGATATCTCGGCTGGAGGACTGAGGCTTGAACACCTCAACAGACTCCAACCCTTCGCCCTCGCACACGGGACATGTGACCGTCATTTTCAGTTCCTGTAGCTCCATCATTAATCCTTTAACCTTACCCATCCTTCTCTCCTCTCATCCATTTAATATCCCGAACAACCTCGGACTTCTGTTCTGTTAGCTTCTCTAGTTTCTGCGTCAGACGCGCTATCTCAGTGCGCTGCTTGGCAAGCTTGGACCTAAGTCTTGCGTTCTCTTCGTCCTTCATTTCACAGGCCTCGCTTTCGGACGTATCGTCCACCCAGATGCCGTGTCTGTCTTAGTGCACTGGGCCATCGAATCTGGGTACGCAGCCAAGATCGTCGGGAATATTTCATCCATGGCGTTGGCGCAGGACGGCTGATCCCGAAACGCTATCTGGGAAACGTAAGTGTCGCTCTCAAACGTGTACGTCAACACAAGTAAATGCCAAAATATCATTCGCTTTCCTTCATTACTCTGTGCAGCACTCCAATCGCCGCGTTCTTTGT